GCCACCCCCTGCGCAATCTAGCACGACATGCTGACTATAAATCATCTTGCATTCCTGTATCCGAATGCCGATGTCTGTGAAACCATGTTTAACTAGATTGTTCAGTTTTAACCCTGTGCAATGTTTAACCTAAATCTATGACTTTATATCAGAAGCAAGCGTTGATTGATATAAACGATTTTGATTTTTGTATCCCTTTCTTACTCTCACTTTAAATGACTCTATTGAGTTAGGTTGCGATCACCTCTTAAAGAAAAACGTTGTGAATTCGACACTCATAACGGCGAACCATATGACGTCATCCGACAACTTCATTTCTTTGAAGGTAGGCACTATGAGTAGAACTCATAGCGGTTAGTAGACTTTATATTAGCACTAGTTCTGTTGTATACAAACAAAGTAGCTTCGAATAACTCTTTGTATACGGGATTGTTTTAAAATGGCGGATTTCATCCACCGCGCAGAAAATAACTAATATAATAAATCGCTAGCCGTAGAAGGTCAATCCCTTATGGGTGGTATTACCGGAAAACGCTATCGACGATGACAATTTCCATATATCCTGATGTCTCATATACCTGATATTATCACACAACTCGCCAACCTAGAATACTATGATCCAAATGACAGTGAAGGACACTATTTTACCTTCGAATGGATCCAAGAATATGGTATTCGCCCTCTTACAGCCACCATCATTCATTCCTGTATAGAGGAAATCATCTCCACCATACGCCGCAAGCCTAAGCGAACCTTGAAGGACCTTACTTTGATGACTTATTTGAGACAATTTGAATGTAGTCAACATTTCTGCAATTGGCGCAAAAATTGGGACGAAAACATTAAAAGTCTCAAGGAAACCCTATTGTATTATCCTATCCCCGAATTGGAAACCTTACGCTGTGCATTACTTCTTTCAGATTGGATTGGCCGCCCCGAAAGTGTCTCTATTTGTAATTTCAACCAACCCAAATGCTGGGTAACAGAACACTTCAAGATAATTGATTTTTGTGATTTCAAGATATATCGATTTAATAATATGGACTCAATTGACTATGATGACATTTACCGTTTTGATAAATCCTTTATTGACCTGTATCGTTTTCTTATTGATTTAAAAGTAACTAATCAGAAAGCCTTTGTTGAAGCTTGTGGATTCATGCCTGATGATTCCATGGTTCGTTACCTTCGCCCTTGCGAGAAATTTGTAATTAAACATGTAAACACCAGACATTTGCTCAAATTATCTGGAGATATTGAAGAGAATCCTGGACCTACTGAACAAGAACTTCAAGAATTGAAAGAACAAAATGAAGCCCTTCTGGCGCAATTGAATAAAGTTATTTATGTTGATAATCGCAAATTGAACAAAGAAATTCATTCTCTGAAACACGATAAGAAGAAACAGAAAGCTTTTATCCAACGACAAATTGAATTGGAAAAGCGTGCTAGATCCAAAGCGCGCAAAGAACGTTGTAAATACGCACAAGGTGCCACTGAAATTGTTAAAGATGCTGCAAATAAACTTAAATCAGATGTGACCGGTGCTTGTTCTAACCCTACTGTATTAGCTGAAACTGCTAAATCCATTTCTTATGCTGCTTTAAATATTGCTATTCCTGGAGCTGGAACCACTGCTGCTGCTGTAGTTAATGGATCCAAAGTAACTAGAGCTATTGACCAACTAAATCCAACTATTGAAATGATTCAAAAGGTCCTTGGCATGGTCACTGATGCCATGGACAGTTTTAAAGAACTCTTTAAATTGCCTAAAGATATTGATTTGATAAATGTTTGCCTTTCCCTTGCTGCAGTTTTAGAAAGTATTCGTAATAAGAGTTTGTTTTTCCTCCCTATACATGCTGCTAATCTTGCACGTCTCCTAGGTGTAACCTTGACTGATCTTATGTCCCTAGTACCAAATTTTTCCGAAGCTGATATTTCCTTTAAATCTGGATCTAGAACCGAACATGTTGCTCAAAGTTTTGTATCTGATCTTATGTACCAAGCCACACAAAGTACAGAACTTCTTCCATTTGCTGGTATTTTGTCATTTTGTTGTGGTATCTTTTCATTATTATGTGCCGGATCAATTCCTAGTCCTGGAGAAATGATTAAGCACTTTACCAATGTTGGACGTGCTGCCAGTGGTTTCAAAGCCATGAAAGATCTATTTACCTGGGCTATGGATTATATGTCTCAAATTTATTATCAAACTGTATATGGTCTCTCACTTGAAGAATATGAATTTATGTTACAATATCCTAAATTGGAAAATCTCTATGCTGCTGTTAGATTAATTGAAAAATTGGAAAAACCTTTGATTGATGGATCTGCAGATATTGCCGGTCAAATTTTAACTGTTAATCATGAACTGAATGAATACGCTCTTCAAGCTGCTAAAGCCCATTCGCGACCAAATTCCAATGTTATTTTGACTCTACAAAGACGTATTGCTAAACAAGTAGACATGGCTGCAAATTGTCCTGCAAGATGCATCAGTATGCGAGATGTACCCGTAACTGTTTATTTGTATGGCAGACCAGGTGTTGGTAAGAGTGTTGTAACGGAAATGTTGAAAGCTAAATTGTATAAAGATAATTTTAAAGGAAAAGTTTCATATATTAATAGTTCATTTGTTAGAAAATCCGGAAATGATCATTGGGAAGGTTACACTGGCCAACCCATTCTTATCTTAGATGACTTTGGAAATTTGAAAGATTCATTGAATAAACCTGTTGTAGAATATGCGGAATTGGAATATATGGTGAACAATCAACCATATCCTTTGCACATGGCTGCTCTTGCTTCAAAAGGAGTGTCATATTTTAATTCAGAATTCATTATTGCTTCATCCAATCAGGAACGACCAGAAATTGTTAGCTTGGTTGACCCTGGTGCTGTATATAGGCGTTTTCATATCTGGGCTGACGTAACAATTGATCCCAAATTTGGAGTACCTTTAGGTGTAAATAAAGATGGGTCTCCTTATTACCAATATGATAAATTTGCTGCTGCCAAAGCTCTAGGTGTTCCTGTTGAAGAGGTCCCTGCATTGTCAGTTGAACATTATCGATTCAATTGTTATAGAGTTTCTTATAATTTGAAAGAAAGTACTGCTGAAATTTCATATATTCCTGGAAAACAAGGTATTAATTTTGATGAGTTTTGGAATCATTTTAAGGAAGAAACAAAGAGCCGACAAAAGGATAGTCGTGCTCTTTCAAATGCCATTCGTGAGATGGCAGGTGAACCTACAAATACTGAAACTCCCGAAGCTGATGCCGTTATGAAAGAATTTGCTATGATATTTGACAAAGCTTCTTTTCTTGAAGCACTAGCCAATGATGAAAATTACAATGTTGAAGAATATACTGAAGCCCCAACCTCATCTGATTCTATATTTGGCTCTATTGATGAAATGTTCCACATTCGCAAACGCTATGAAACTCTTTTAGCAACATATGATTCCTATACTGTTGAATTTTCTAAAATGATAACTGATTTCTGGGGTCGAATGACTAGCTTAGTCGATGCCAGTAAGAATAAATTGCTCTCCTTTGCTGAATTTATCCTTTCCGCTCTTTCAGCTCTCGCTGGAAAAGCTTTCTCCTACTTACCATCTATTCCAACCTCTAAAGTCTTGACTACCATTTGTGCTACAGCAGCTGCGCTGCTTGGTGCATGGTATTCGGGATTATTTCGCTCTAACACCAGCAAACCTTCTTCTTCTTGGTGTGAATTTAATCGTTCTCCCTCTAACTCTTGTTCTCCGTGCACAACTTGTGTTGCTTGCAACTACATTGAATACCCGCCCACCGGTGACATGCTCTTACACTACTTTGAGAAAACTGGACAAAAATCTGTTCGTCAGGCTTTGCTCAGCGACAAATACACAAGAGATCAACTTGAAGACGCTAGAGAGCATGCCAGGTTGTTGCTCAAGACAAGGAAAAGAGTCCCTACGGAAAAATGTGAAATATTGCAGTACATTGATCAAAATGTCCCACCCCAAAGCTATGAAGAAGCAAATGAAATGTTGGATTTCACCTGTCTCGCTGGCTGTGACGTTTGTTCGGAAATTACTAACTCTTACGGTTGCTCCGACGCCATAATGCTTGATCTTCTTGCTAGACTCTGGCCACAACATGCACAACGCGTATATGACCAACAACCCCGTGTTGTTGTTCCAAGAAACTATGCTCAAAAATTGTACGATCAGAATCCTAGAAGTGCAACCAGATCGTCTGCACGTGCTGCTCAAGGAAGAAATGTAGTACGTATGAAAATGGACGCAACTATTGGCGCTAAGAAATTTGCTCAAAACGATCTAGTACAAATCCAGCAAACAACCAGAGTCATTCTAAACAATGCAGTTCTTCTTCAAGTTCGTGATTCACATGGTAAATGTAGTAGAAGTAACGGAATTTTCCTCGTTGGACGCACTCTCATCACAACAGCTCATTCAGTTCTTTTCCCTCCCCATGAAGCCGACATTGTATCTATTATCATCACAAATCCACATGCACATCCCTCTCAAGATAATATGGAAATACCTATCACTTCATGTAAGATTACTCAACTCAAACAATTAGATGGTGCCCCACTTGATTTGGCTCTCATATCTTTTCCTCCAATCGTTCCAAGTAGACCCAAAATCTTGTCTAAATTCATTGATGCTGACATGATTAGTCTCCTTTCCGAGGGAGAATTAGTTATGTCTGGCATGGTTATCCAGAAAGAAAATTTAGTATTAGTGGAAAAACATCCTCAATCATTCAATGTATCTACTAAAAGAACCCAATACTATCTCCATCCCGGTATTTGTCCAGTAAACCAGGGAGCTTGTGAATGTCGTATTGACATTGGTAATCATATTATGTCCCAAGTAGAAACACAACCAGGCTATTGCGGATCACTCATTTCCATTAAAAACAAACTTATTCACACTAAATTAGTAGGTTTTCACGTAGCAGGAGGAGAAGGTGTCCCTGCACTTGGAATTTTAACATCACGACAACTTCTTGAACGCTCACTCACAGAACATGTACAACATCATAACATTCCAGAAACATATCTCATTGACGGACGTCTCCCTTACGCACAGTTTGCAATTGATCCCAATGTAAGAACTAACTTGGTAAATCATGGAGACTGTTTGAATGTAGGAACAGGCACTGCCCCTGCATCACCAGTCGTAACACAACTCAGGCCTTCAGCCATATTCGACAAGGTACAACAACATACAACGAAACCTGCACACTTGAAACCAACACTCATTGGAGACACTGTGGTCGACCCCATGATGAAAGGAATAAAGAAAGTCATGGGTGGTCAAGTCTTCTTGGACGAAGATCTCCTTGCTGCTGCTGTAAATGATGTGTTCAATGGCCTGGAACCGCCACCCGGTGGCCGAGGCACTGTTCACACATACGAAGAAGCAATAAAAGGAGTGGAAGGCGACCCCTACAAACGACCTATCAATCGGACAACTTCTCCCGGATATCCTTACAACTTGAACAACACTTCAAAAGGTAAGACAGCATGGTTAGGTGAAGATGAGTATATCCTCGATAATCCCGAGCTAAAGCAGGATGTTGACAAACTGATTGCAGATGCTAAGAAAGGAGTAAGAGGAGATGCTATATCTCTAGCTACACTTAAGGACGAGAAGAGACCGATTCATAAAGTCGACGAAGGAAAGACACGTGTTTTTGAAGCATGCCCACAACACCTCGTGATTGCAATTCGCCAATATTTCCTGGATTTCGCTGCGCACATTATGCGAAACAGGATTAAAAATGGCATTGCAGTTGGAATCAACCCATATTCACTTGAATGGACACAACTTGCACATCATCTCTTAGAAATGGGAGATAACATGATTGCTGGTGATTTTGCCAACTTTGACGGTTCTCTGTTAATGCAGGTATTGATTGCGATTTTGGAAGCTATAAATCGCTGGTATGGAGATAGTGAAGAAGCTCAACTTATCAGAGCTGCGCTATTCGAACATATCGTTAATGCCGACATAATCGTTAAAGGGCAAATCATCAGGAAAACACACTCACAACCATCAGGAAACCCACTCACTGTCATCATCAACTCATTATTCAATGCCATCATCATGCGCTATGCATACTTGCTCCTGAAGAAGAAGCTTGGCCTACCAGCCGTTTGCGACTATCGCAAGTATGTGAAAGAAGCTATCTATGGAGATGACGATATAAAATCCGTAGATGCATCCATACTGTCGTGGTTCAATCAAGAGACATTGACAGAGATATTGAAGACTATCGGACTGACTTATACCGATGAAAGCAAGACTGGCGTTATTGTGCGACACAAGCCGCTGTCGCAAACAGCATTTCTGAAGAGAAATTTCGTAATTCAAAACGATGGAACATACATGGCTCCCATGGAAATCACTAACATCTTAGAAATTACGAACTGGATCAAAGGAAAAGCTGTTAAACAAGCCACCGTCGAGAACTGTGAAATGGCTATCATGGAACTCTCCTTGCATCCCAAAGAGACGTATGACTATTGGAGTAACCGCATACGTCAAGAACTCTGGAACCAAAAGATAACAATCACGGTTCCGACATATTTCGAACAAATGGAAACCTATCGTTACGAGCGCGATGGGTACACCAGGGTGGAATATGTCCCTTTATGGTAACTTCAGGCCTTGCCCGGAAATGTGATCTGGACTTTGAATTGAAACGGGATACTTTCAATTTCGCTGCTATTTCCTTGCCAACCTAAAGAGTGTTGCTGTGCTCTTGTGATACAGCTCCCGACTTCAGAGAGAATAGTCATCTACCTCTGTCGTATAACATGACTGCTACAAACCAACTAGAAACAGAAAACATAACCCTAGACACCGTTCGCGGTAACTTAATGACTGACCTCCAACACCCAGAAGACAGTACGGCCATGCCCTCAAGCACTACGCCTGCTGCTCTGGACGACCTCACTCGACATGACCTCAGAACAATTCTTGAACGACCTGTTAAACTAGGTACTTTTACCTGGAGTAGCACTGACGAACCTCTACCTATTTCTCTTTCCTATGCAGACTATATGTCTGATAAAGTAAATTATCTAAATAAATTTGATTTTCCTCAAGTTATATTTCAAAATTCAGCACTCATCAGAGAGAAACTTCAAAATTTTCAATATTTTAAAGCCGATGTAGAAATAGAATTGAAAGTAAATGCCCAACCTTTTGTTGCAGGCATGCCAGCTTTAGTCCATAATCCCTATTACGATCAAGTACAAGATTTTCGCAGAAAAGGCACACGATTCCTTGCTTCACAAACATCGTGTCCACATAAAGTTCTGTCATTAGAAAAAGGTAATAGTATGAAAATGACAATTCCCTATTGCAACATTTATGATTACTTCGACCTCGGCAACAGTGAAAATCAATTCGGAACAGTATTTGTGTATGTATTATCACCTCTGCGTGGTTCTGCAACAACTTCAGTTCAATATACAGTATTCGCCCGATTCGTTAATCCCCAATTCTACGTTCCAACAGTTAATGAAATTATGCCCGAATTTGCCACTCAAGAAACTATTAAGAAATTAAAGAAGAAAGGAGTTCAATTCGCTCAAAGTGACACTGGAGAAGTTGTGAAACCTGGTCCAGTTGCTACTATGATGGATACTGTAGCAACCGTTGCCCATGGTTTGTCATCCTTGCCCGTTATTGGATCTATATCATCTTCTGTAGCATGGCCTGCCCGTATGGCTGCTAATATAGCAACTACAATGGGTTGGTCGAAGCCTACAAAGGTGTGTAACCAAGAAACAAGAGTGATAAAACCTGGTCAGACTCTTATTCACACAGAAGGAGCTGATGATGGTACTACCTTGGCATGTTTCCAAGATAACGGCATTAATCCTTCTGCATCAATTCCAGAGAAAGTTGACGAAATGGCTTTTGACTATATTTTACAACGTCCAAACATGTTCCACCGCTTCACGGTGAACTCAGCCGCTTTTTCCGCTAACAAATTATTGTCAAAATGGGAAGTATCACCCTTCTCGTCATATCAATATCCTGACACTACTGACACTAAGACATTGTATTTGGGTTCTTTCGCACTAACCGCAATGACAGGTACCATGTGGCGTGGCACAATAAATTTTGATATCACAACAATCAAAACTCGTTTTCATCAAGGCAGATACGCTGTTGTGTTTTTCCCAGAAACAACAATGGACAAAGTTCCTGATACTCTAGGAGAGGAACTCACAATCTTGAACAACGTGATAGTTGATCTTCAAGATGAAACAATCAGTCCCACAATGCGTTTCCCCGTTAAATTTGCTTCAAATGTTCCCCACCGAGAACCAGTCAAATTTAAGGAAGATGGCACGCCAGATGCTACTACATTGGAAACTAGTATTGGAACAGTGGCAATGTATTCTTTGAATCAGCTTAGTAATCCGGAAACAGTCGCAAGTGAAATTTCATTCATTATTTCACACAGCGGTGGAGACGATTTCTTGGTCGACAGGCCTCTTATGAATCTCGCTCCTGGATACGACAAGCAGTATGCCCAATCCGATACCGGTCCAGTTGTCATACCCTCTACATCGATAAATATCCAACCTGGTGGAACAACTCATGATCCGAGAACTCAAACTTCAGGAGAAGTGTTCAAAAGTTATAGAGCCTTTATCAAACGTGCCGGTAGACTCACAGCTTTAAGAGATGAACCATTGTTTACAGGTTTAAAGCTTAACCACTACAGAGAGAGCGACACAAAGGGAAACCGTATTATAAAATCTGGCACAATAGAAGTTCCAGCACTTCCAACACCAGTATATATGGCTTCATTTCTGTACCGGTTCTATGCTGGTTCGACGTCTCTTAAAGTAGTGCCCAGAGCTCCCTGGAAAACAGTGGAAAGTTATCTTTCTGTTGATGAGAACATGGACACTCAGATATACGGTTTTAAAGACCAAAGCGGAGGACAACCCGTTTTTGAACAACAACAAAACGTATCTAACATATATGAAGTTAAAGCGCCATGGTACAGAGCTATCCGATCGGAGGTAGTGTCAACCACCCAAAAGCCGCTTCTCGGTGGTGTCAGATTAAATATTCGTAGTAATAATAATACTGGCATTGGAAATAACGGATCCGACTCTGTTTACGAAGCAGCTGGAGATGACTTTCATTACTTCTTTTTGGTAGGCCCACCACCAATGGTGTCAATCAAACTGATTCCCGGAATAGCATCCATTCCCGCAGGAATCACCACCACAACAATGGATTTATCCAAACTCGCGACATTCTTTGGAACAGAACCGACAACACCTCGATTTTACCCAGTATCTTTCGATCCAGATTTGGCGGTGCCCTCGACTGCAACTCGAGGCTACTACACAGACGACACTCGCACATTCACTGTAACATACGCTGACGGAACAACAGCTAAACAGGCCATTGCTAATTGCGCTCTTTATTTGACCGCAACAGATAGTGGCATTACATTTTACAACAACAGTTCCAAATCACTTAATCTCTCAACTACGCTTGCTGCGATTAAGGCTCTGGGCACAGTCATAGTTCGTGCAGATGTACCAGAGAAAACAACATAAACAACATACCGTCTCCCAAACCCGAAACATGCACAACATGTGGACAGGTTCCGGTAGAAAGTGGTCACTCTATATTAATAACAATAGAGTCCTATCATTTGATCAACAAATGCGAACACCTCCTACCGGGGGGTGACTAACATTTGTTGGAATGACAATGATAGGTTCAGCTTTCAAATATTGGCAGAATTTTAATTGGTTATTCCCG